GGTTTTAGCGTGTGGTTTTGCTATACCCTAAAGTACACCAGGAAGTCAGGTGACCAGAATACGTCCCTGGGCAATTCAATCATCAACATGTTGTTTCATGCTTACGCCTTGTGTTCACTTGGCGTGACTGATTACTATATGTTGGTGATGGGCGATGACAATCTGATAGCCTTCAAGGCCGGCATCCCCCCCGCGGATTTGGCCGCGGGAGTTGGTGCTATGGCTCATCAGTTTGGTCTTAGCTCTAAGTGTGAGGCACGGGAGTTTCCGACGTTTTGTTCGGGTGACTTCATGCCTTGTAGAGTCAATGGGCAAGACACTCATGTGTTGGTACCTCTTGCAACTCGGCGCGCTGGTAAGATGGGGGTTACGCATTACGTGCTCCCGAGTAACGTGTCGACTTTGCTACGTATGAAGGGTAACGAGCTGTCTTGTCCAGTCAACCGCGCAATGCCTGTAAGTCGAGTGTTTTATTATTTCTACACCGCAATCGCTGGCGAGGCTGACAGAGAGGAGCGCTTCGAATATCACGCACCTAGTACGGCTGTCGTTGAGACGAACGGCAGTACTGTCGAGTGGTTTTGTCGCGCGTATGGAATTTCTGAGAGTGAGCTCGTGGAACTTGAAGGTTTCCTGTGGGCGCATCTCAATGCCACGTATGGCTATGCCTCTGCTTGGGCACATCCGGTTATGGAACGGATGTTGGCTCACAGGGGTTAATTGGAATTCGGGTTATGACGCCTTATGGCTAAAAGGAGTGGCATCCTTACCTGTCAAGCTGGGTGAATTTGTTCGGAAAAACTGGAATTTGATCGATGCCTCGCAAGTCTGCAAACCGTGGTAAGAAGGGTCCTGTTGGGCGCTCGCGACGAGCTCGCGCCCCGGCAGCACCACGACGGGGGCGGCCCAAGCGCGCCCCCCGACGGAAGCAGAAGAATGATGGTTGGACCATGGCCGACACTGGTGCCGCTGTGGGCGGTGCCATGTTTGGGCAGGTTGGCGCAGCTGTTGGACGAGCGGCAGGGGCGTTAGTCCCGCGCATCTTTGGGTCAGGTAGCTATGCGGTGCACGGGAACTCGATCCTGAGCAACGGGATCCCGTCGTTTCTCAACGGTGGTGATGGAGTCCGTGTTTGTCACCGTGAGTACCTGGCTGATGTGGCGGGTGCCGTCTCTTTCAATCTCCAATTTGCGTATGACATCAATCCTGGGTTGTCACTGACATTCCCATGGCTTTCAACGATTGCACAAGGTTTCGAGGAATACGAGTTCCGCGGGTTGGTGTTCGAGTTTAGGACCACCTGCGGTTCGGCGGTGTCTTCAACCAACAATGCAATGGGTACTGTCGTGTTTGCTACGAACTATGACGTTCTGGATCCTGAGTTCCAGACCAAGGCACAAATGGAGAGTTATGAGTACTCTACGTCAGTGGTTCCGTGGCAAAGCATGATTCATCCCGTTGAGTGCAAGTCGGTTAGGAATCCTTTGCGCACTCTCTACGTGCGCACTGGATCGATACCCGTTGGCGCTGACCAGCGGTTGTATGACCTGGGTTTGTTCCAGGTTGGTGTCTCGGGCCAGCAAGCGACGAATTTGATTGGTGAGATTTGGGTTTCTTACGATGTTGTGTTTCGGAAACCACGTATTCCCATTGAAGTTGGGATAGGCGCGGATCCGACCATTCTCCACGCGGTGGAGAAAGCGAACGGGACAGCTACTGCGGCTGCTCCATTTGGCACGACGGGGTTAGATATCGTTACGAACGGTATCCCCTGGGTGTATGTGTCGAGTGCTGCTCCCACGACTAGCATCGTGTTTCAGGAACCTGGGGACTATCTTATCGTCATGGCTTGGCACGGCGCCAACATTGCCGGGGGCTGTGCGTTATCGGCTGGTAGCAACATAGGTGGATTGGCGATCCTTGAAGATGGAACCGCCTCGTCGTTGACATCGTATACGTCGACGGCGTGTAACTACGTCCAGGCCATAGCCGTGTCGGCACCTGGATCGTTGGCTGCAAACACTTGTGTGTTCACTGGACCTACGTCGATGACTGCTGCCTCTGTCGATGTGTTCATATCTTCTTATCCGTATGGTGGTATTTAGTTTGTGTTGTAGTTTTGCGTGTCCGGTCATTGGTTGTGAGGAAACTTAGTTCAAATCCTTCCAGGCTGGTTTGCGTTTTTCATTAGTACGTTTCTCCGTAGTCACCCC